TCAGGGGAGGGGAGCGGATGTCCGCGTAATGTCCGCGAGGCTGGCAGTTCCGAGGACTTCGTCCACGGAAGCTCGCGTCCGGTCCTCGCTGTCGGGCCAGAGGTGTGAGTACGTGTTCAGGGTCTCGGCCGCTGTCTTGTGCCCGAGGCGGGCCTGAACGGTCGTGACCGATTCGCCGTGGCGGATTAGGAGGCTGGCGTAGTAGTGGCGCAGAGCGTGGAAGCCGGTCCCTGCCGGCGCGCCTGCAGCCTTCACGGCTGGCCGCCAGATGTCCGAGAAGCGAGTACGTCGGATCGGCTCGCCAGCGTCGTTAGTGAACAGCAAGTCATGGTCGCCCACCTCATAGCGGCCGACGTGCGCCGCCAGGGAGTCCAGCACCACCGCCGGCAGAGGGACGGTTCGATAGCTCGTGTCCGTTTTCGGAGGTCCGAACGTCGGGCCAGCGCCCGGGAGCAATACGAGCTGGCGGTCGACCTTGAGCTGACGTCGCAGAAAGTCGACCCGGTCGCGCGTGACGCCGAAGGCTTCGCCCTGGCGAAGTCCAGTGCCGGCAGCGAGGACTACGAGAGCCCTGTAGCGGTCGGGTATGGCTTCGATGAGCGCTTGGACGACAGAGGTCTCGAGCGGTTCGATCCGCTTCGGCTCGGCTCTCGGCAGTTTGACGGCGACAGCGGGGCTTTCCGGAATGATCTTGTCGGCGACCGCCGCCCGGAAGATGGCGACGAGGTAGCGGTAGACGAGCTCGACGGTGCTCGGCTCGAGGACCCCGGCTAGACCGCGTACCCAGGCTTGGACCTCGGATGTCCGGATGGACCCGATCGACCGGTCACCGAATGTCGGGTAAACGTGTCGCCTGAGGTTCGTCTCGACCTGGGCAGCGGTCGACGGGCGATGGATCTGGATCGCTCGCCACTTCTCGCCGTAGGTCTGAAACGTCACTTTGCCCGCCTTCGGGTCGACCCACGTGCCCTTCCCGAGGGCGCTCACTTCATCGGCTGCCCACTTCAAGGCTTCGCCCTGCAGGCGGAACGTCTTCGTACGCTCGCGGCCGTCCGGGCCGCGGTAGGTCGCCTGCCACGAGCTACCTCTGCGCTTGACGGTTGCCATGTTCAGCCTGCCTTTCCTCTCGTGCCAGGGGGTAGGTACTGCCTCGCCCTCGCCACCTTGATCCAGCGATGAGCAGTCGAAACCGGGACGTTGTTGGCGTCCGCTATCACCCCGGCGGGTGAGCGCACGTAGCGGACAAGCTGCAGGTACATTTCGGCGACCGCCTGGTAGAACGCGTCGCCGTACCTACCGTTCGCGGGCACCGGCAGACTGGCGTCGATCCTTATCGTCCGGGCCGGGAGGTGATCCACTAAGGGCAGACCTGGGGCTTGAGGCTCCCGGCCGTCATCGGATTGGGCCAACAGCATCCGGTCGACCCAGGTCAGCTGCGGAGCTGGCCGACCTGGCAACCCGACTGTCCGCGGGGGACCGGAGCGAAAGTGGGAAATCGCCCTGCGGAGGTCGGGCGACTCAGCATTGAGCCGCGCGCCCACATTGTCCCGTAGCTCGTTCGCCCACGCTTCGATCCTGTTGAAGGGAATGTTCCGAACGGTCTGTCCAGAGAGCTTGAAGCCGGGCCCGCCCATGTAGAGCTCGCAGATCCGAAACCGATCACCAACGAGCTCAACCCGGACGAAGACCGGGGGGCGCAGGTGATGCGATTGATAGCGAAGCCAGCCGCCATTGCCGACTGCGAGCTGCTCGGTCGTCTCGACCGCAAGCTCGGCCCGATACCTGTTCGTCGCTTTCCTCACGCTCTCAACAATACGGGATTGGGTCTAACTTTGCAAACATGGTGAGCAACTCAGACCCTCGGCACACTTGCAAGTGGAAACGTCGCCGAGAAGGAAAGGGTTGCCCATGTCCCGATTGCTCACCCCGGACGAGGTGGCTGAGCGACTCCGAGTGCCGCGAGCGACTTTGTCTCAGTGGAGGTATCTCCGTTCAGGGCCGCCCGCGATCCGGGTCGGTCGCCACCTGCGCTATCCGGAGGACGGATTCGAAGCCTGGCTGAAGCAACTGGCCGAGGCTGAGCGAACCGCAGCGAGGTGATCCGCAGAAATGACGAAGCCCCGGACCGTAAGGCCCAGGGGCTCGTCTCAACAGGTCTCACCGACCGAAGTCAGATTACCAGCCACCTTGATCTTGACCGTCGACGGGCTCAGCGTCAGGCTGCCTCGCTGATCCTGGCACTTCGCGAGCTGCTCGCCGGCTTCGACTCGGGCGAGCTCCCCTTTCCAGTGTTCGCCTGCAGCCTTGACGCGGTTGCCAGTCTTCTGGCCGATCTCGCTCTTCGCGGGGAGATGGCGTCATGACCGCCCTGTTCGTCCCGAGCGCGCTGGAGATTCTGCGACAGCACCTCGGGCCCGTGTTCACGTGCGAACCTCGCGGGAAGCGCCCCCTGGGTCGCCTGGTGCCGAATGGGCTGAAGAATGCCACCGAGGACGAGGACATGGTGCACCGCTGGGGGCGCGAGGCATCGGATGCGAACGTCGGCGTCGTCACCGGGGTCTACTCCGATGTCCTCGACGTCGACAAGGCCCTCGGCTGGGCGAGCCTGGCTTCTCTCGTAAGCGAGAAGGGCTGCCTGCCGCCCGGGCCCGTCGTGACGACTCCCGGTGACGGGGCCCACTACTTCTTCAGGCCGACAGGTATCGGTAACCGCGCTGGGCTCGCCCCCGGACTCGACTGGCGCGGCAAGGGCGGCTACGTCATCGGTGCCGGGAGCGTGCATCCGAACGGGGGCGTCTACGAGTGGGCAGTCAGCCCCGACGAGGCGTCGCTCGAGCCGGCACCCGCATGGCTCATTGAGCTCCTGACCAAGCCGGTGACGTTCGATCCTCCGCCGACACTACGTGAGGCCAGGGACCCGAGAGAACGAGGCGCCTACGGCCGCCGTGCCCTCGAGTCCGAGGCCGGCCGCGTCGCCCTGGCACCGGAAGGCCAGCGCAACGACCAGCTCAACCGCTCGGCTCACGCCCTCGGCCAGCTCGTAGGCGCTGGGGTGCTCGACGTCGACGACGTCATCGACGCGTTGCTCACCGCTGCCTCGCGCGCCGGCCTCGGCGAAACAGAGGCACGGGCCACGATCGCCAGCGGACTCCGGGCAGGGCTTGCCAATCCAAGGCGGGTGGCCTCGTGAGCGCCACCGACGATCTCGACCGCGTCCGCGCTGAGGCGAAAGCGGTTACGAATGGGAAGCACCTACCTGTTCGCCCCGACGACATGACCGATGCGGACTGGGAGCGCCTCGAGGCCATCTACAGCGAGGGGCGTTACGAGGCGCCCGACGAGGAGCGCGAGACGACGAGCTGGGCTCCCGTCGACCTCACGAGCGCCCTGCAGGGCGACGACATCGAGCCTCCGATCTACCTTGCACGATCAGACGGGCTCTGCATGTTCTACGCGGGTCGCGTGCACTCCCTGAACGGCGAGTCCGAGAGCCTGAAGTCCTGGGCTGCGCTGCTCGGCTGTAAGCAAGCGATCGACAAGGGCCTCGACGTGCTGTACGTCGACTACGAGGACGACGCGAGTGGGATCGTGACACGGCTCCGGGCTCTCGGACTCGGCGCGGAGGAGATACTCGAGCACTTCGTCTACCTCAGACCGGACGAACCCCTGCGGACACGACACGACGAACCGACCGTCGGGAGCGTCGACCTTCTGGCCGTCCTCGAGTCCCGCCGTTTCGCTCTAGCGGTCGTGGACGGCGTCACCGAGGCCATGACGACAGAGGGCCTGGATCTGCTCTCCAACTCTGACATCGCCAGCTGGATGAGGCGCCTACCGCGCCGTATCGCCAGGACCGGCGCCGCCGTGGCTGTCATCGACCACCTCCCGAAAGACCGCACCAACCAGGGGCGTGGTGGAGTCGGAGGACAACACAAGCTGTCTGGACTCGACGGCGCCTCGTACAAGTTCACGCTGCTCAAGTACTTCGCCCGGGCCTTCGGCTCCGAGCCTGTCGAGGGACGGGCCTTCATCACCGTGGAGAAGGACCGACCCGGCTACATCCGGGGGCGCTGCCTCGAGGACAAGCTGGGCACCCTGGCACTCACGGCCTACCCCGACGGCGGCGTGTGCGGGACGATCGACACCCCGACAGAGGGGGAGGCGACCGACAAGAAGGTTGTCGAGCGGATCCTCGCCTACCTCGCCACCTATGACGGAGCCTCGAAGAACGCCATCGAGACCGGCGTCACGGGGAACGTGGCAGCGATCAGGACGGCGCTCACCTGGATGACCGACCCGTTCCAGGCGCTGGTGCGTGTCGAACTGAAGGGATGCTCACACCTGCACTACCTCACCGATGCCGGTCGGGCCTGGCCGGAACCTCCCGAGGACGAGCTTTGAAGATGGACGAGGTCGGTTTCCTTCTTCCCCGTCCATCGTCCTCGCCAACCTCGTCCTATGTATACGAGGTTGGACGAGGGACGAGGTCGGTTTCGGCCTCGCCTGGACGAGCTTTGGACGAGCTTTGGACGAGGGACGAGGTCGGCGACCTGTACCGGTGTGGCGTCCTGGTGGCTGACGAGGTGATCTCGTGAGCCGACCGCCGAAACGCCTCACGGCCGTCGTGTGCGTCGTCTGTCGTGCCACCACGACGCGCAACTGGGACCGCACTTGTAACCGGTGCACCAAGGCGACGCGCCCGCCCACCGGGCACAAGGCCAAGGCGGGTGCGTCGCGATGACGGACAAGGTCTACAAGACCGCGGCATGGCGCAAGATCCGTGCCTACGTGCTCGATCGAGACGGCCACGTCTGCCAGATCCGCCTTAAAGGCTGCCTCGGCCAGGCCAACACCGTCGACCACATCGTCCCTGTCTCGCAGGGCGGCGCGCTGTACGACGAAGCAAACCTGCGATCGAGCTGTCGCAGCTGCAACGTGCGGCGCGTCAACCGTCGCAGCGACGAGGGTTGGCTGAGCGCGCGCACGGTGATCGTGTTGGTGTGCTCGCCGCCAGTCCCCGGCCTGGCGCTGGCTGAGGTGCTCGAGCGCCGGCGCGCCTCCGACCTCGTCATCGACTACAAGATGCTTCAGGACACCTGCGGCGGGAATCACGCGGCCGTCATGGCCCAGCGGAACGCCCTGCTCGGTTCGCTGCGCCGTGGAGAAGTAGGCGCAGCGAAGTGCTGGATCACCTCGACCAACCCGCGCGCCGAGGGCCTCCTGCCTCACCATCGGGTCATCGTCATCGACCCGGGCGAGGCCGAGGCCCTACGTCGGGTCGCTGGTGACGCCGACCTCGAGCGCCTCGTGGCTCAGTGGTACAAAGCTAGAGGCCTAACTAGAAGGATATCGCAGCGTCATGACTGGTGACATAAGCCCAGGTCAGCGAGGTATGTATAGGGGGGATAAGGGGCGTCCAACTACAAACCATATGTGCGTTAGGACCCGCCCGGTCCCCCCTTTTTTCAAGTGCCGCGTGTTTCGAGAAAAGAAAAGAAAGGAGAGTTCGTGAGAATGGCCGAAGTTGAGGATCACGACACGCCGCGCGCCTGCGCCGCGTGTGGCCGGCCCCTTCCCCCGGCGAAGCTGAGCGCCAAGGGCCTCCCGATCGGCCGGCCACGTACCCGCTGCGAGGAGTGCGCCCACCCGAAGGCAGCGAGGCAGCGCCGCAGCCTGGACGCGTCGGGACCGTGCCGGCACGCGGCAGAGGCGACCATTGAGGCCCTCCGGGCGGCAGGGCACCTCGTCCCCGCCGACTCCTCTCGGGTGGCGGGTCTCCTGGCGGCCGCGACGGCCGTCGACAGCGACCCGCTCAACGCCGCCTTGCTCCGGGAGCACAGGCAGGCCGAGGTGGCGCTCCGGTTGTCGGGCGCCAGCGTCCAAGAGATCGACGCCTACTCCAGCCTGATCGCCAGGCTCGACCAGAGCGGAGGTGACTCATGAGTGAGCCGAGGTACGCCACCCAGCGCAGCCCGGAGCGCCCGACACTCGGCCCCGAGGTGGCGGCGATCGCCGAGGAGCTCGGCCAGCCCTTCATGCCTCACCAACGCCTCATTGCCGACGTCGCCCTCGAGATGTTGCCGAACGGCCTGCCGGCCTACTCCGAGGTCATCGCCACGATGGCCCGGCAGAATGGCAAGTCGACCTTGACGCTGTGCCTGATGATCCAGCGCTGCCTTCGCTGGCCCGGCCAGCCCCGCTGCGTCTATTCCGCACAGACGGGAGTCGATAGCGGCCGCAAGCTCGTCGAGGACTGGCTCCCGCTCCTGCGCCGCTCCCCGGTGTGGGCCGGGGTGAAGAACGTCGCCCGGGCGGCCGGCCATCAGTCCATCACCTGGAAAAACGGGAGCAGGGTCGACGTCCTCGCCTCGAACGAAGGCGCCGGCCTAGGCCGCACGATCGACCTGGGTGTTGTCGACGAGGCCCTCCTCGACGTGACCGACCAGCGGGAGTCGACGATGTTGCCCGCCATGACGACAAGGCCGAGCAGTCAGCTCATCATCATCTCGACGGCGGGGACGTCGGAGTCCTCCTACCTCCGGCGCAAGGTCGATACCGGGAGGGCGGCCGTCGCCGATGACCTGCGAACCGGGACGGCCTACTTCGAATGGTCGGCCCCGGAGGACGCGGATCCGGACAGTCCGGCGACCTGGCGCCAGGCCAACCCGGCGATCGGCTACACGATCACCGAGGAGACCATCGCCCGGGAGCGGGCGACGATGACCGAGGGCACCTTCCGGCGCATGGCGCTCAATCAGTGGACCGTCAGCGAGGAGAGGGTCATCCCCGAGGCCGTGTGGGCGCTGGTGTGCTGGGATGACACCGATCTCAACCGGGGAGACGGTCTCGTCCTCGCCCTGGACGTCAATCCTGAGCGCAGCGCCGCCTCGATCGCTGCCGCCGACAAGGACGGTCGCGTGGAGCTCGTCGACCATCGCGAGACCGGATCTGTCGCCTGGTGCGTCGACCGGGTCGCCGAGCTCGTGAAGAAGTACAAGGCCACGCTGGTCATCGACGGCAAGGGTCCGGCCTCCTCGCTCCTCGCCGACCTCGAGGCCGCCGGGGTGGGCCGCAAGGTGCTCGCCTACAGCCAGTCCGAGGTAGTGGTCGCCTGCAGCACCTTCTACGACGCCGTGGCGGACCAGCGGATCGAGGTCCTCACCGATGAGGTGCTCGACGCCGCCGTGGCGGCCGCGAAACGCCGATCGGTGGGTGAAAGCTGGGCCTGGGGACGCCGGGACACGAGCCGGGACATCAGCCCCTTGATCGCGGCAACATTGTGCTTTCACCGGGCCATGAACCCGCCCCCGAGACCTCGGGTCATCGCCATGTCGCCCTACCTGTACGGGCCAGGCGGTGCCCTCGGCTTCCCCCACCCGGCGAGCCTGCAATGACCGACGTCGACGAGCTCGAGCACTGGCGGCGCTGGCTCGAGGGGTGGGGCCCGGGCGAGTCGTGGAACGACCGCTTTGGCAGGCCCGAAGGGGAGCGCCGGCTCGAGGAGTACCGCATCGCGACGGGGCTCGGCGTCCTCGCCTACCACCTCGTCACGTGTAGCGACGCCGAGCTCGAGGAGCAGCGCACCAAGGTCGCCTCCGCGTTCGCGAGCGACCCGAAGACGCGGGACCTCATCCTCGCCCTCATCGACACCAAGCTCGCCGGGGCGATCTGGGGACCCGCGCACAGCCGCCTGATTCACCGGGCTCACCAGCTCGAGGATCGAGCCGCGCGCCCGCGATCCTGCGCCACCTTCCTCGCCCTGATCCCGGGCGGGCGGAGGTGGCGACCCATGCACTATCGGCGCCCTCGATGAGCTCCGACCTTCCCGTCGGCAGCGTCACGTACAGCGTCCCCCTCAACGAGGTCGAGGCGCTGGCCGAGCTGCTCGCCAGGGGAGCGCAATGGGCAGACTGCAATCAGATCACGCTCAATCCGAAAATCGCCGCCCGGCTCGCCGACATCGCGGCCGTGGCTCGGGCCCTTCGCCGTGCCGACGTTGCACCTGACGTTGCACCTCCTAGTGCTCAGCCGTTGCACCCGGCCAAAGTGGACGACATGGGCGAGCAGGTGGTGGTCACCTCCCCGGCGGGCGCAGCTCGAATCTTGGGCTGCGCCCGTCAAAACGTCAGCGCGCGCCTGCGTCGCGGCACCCTTGCCGGCTTCCGCGACGAGCGCGGCTATTGGCAAATCCCGGTCACCTCTCTCGAGGGCGAAGGGACTGACCCGTGCCCATGACCGCCGAAGAGCATCGGGACATGTTGCGCCGTCTGGCGATCAAGGCCGCCAGGGCCGCCGGCGTCCCCGAGAGCGACCCGGATCTCGCCGCGGCGAGCGCCTTCGACCTCGAGGTCACCCTCGGGCGAAGGTACGAGGCCGAGCGCGGCCTACGTGAGGAGGAGCAGCGCCAGGCCGACTGGAAGGCCCGAGGCGAGGCGGCAGCGGCCGCAGCGCGGGCCAGCCTCGAGGCCGCCCAGGCCTACGCCGCTCTCCACCCGCAACAGTCCGGACGCCGGGGGCGTCGGGCTCAAGTGATCGTGCCCCCGCGATGAGCACCTACGAGACGAGGCCTGGCGGCATGGCAGGCGCACCCGTCCGCTCCGTGTCGAAGGCCGCGAGCCGCAAGCAGCGCATCCTCGACGAGGCCCGGGCTGAAGGCGCCACCGTGGAGGAGCGCGACGGCAAGGTGAGGATCCGCAAGGGGGCGAAGAAAGGGGCGAAGCGATGACGGACTTGTCACGCCGGGCCCAGATGCACACCGGTACCGAGAGACGATCCTGCGCTTTTCAGCTGGCGGGTGCCGAGCTGCGCGGTGCCGGCTCGCCCGCCCTCGTCGGCTGGACACTGGCCGCCTACGCCAGCGTCACAGACACGCCTTATGAGGTGACCGACGACTTGGGCACTTTTGAGGAGACCGTGCACCGGGGCAGCTTCGCGGACACCCTGGCCCGCGGGCCAGACGTCGCTTTTTTGGCGAACCACTCCGGCTTGCCGCTCGGTAGAACCGCCTCGGGAACGTTGACGTTGAATGAAGACACCCGCGGTCTGCGCTACACGGTGACACTTGACCCCGAGAATCCGGCCGCACAGAGCCTGCGTAGTGCCGTGAACCGGCGGGATGCCACCGAGAGCTCGTTCGCTTTCAAGGTCACCGACCAAGAGTGGAACCCCTCGTACACGAAAAGGGCGATCTACGCGGTGGATCTCCACCGAGGCGATTGCTCCGTCGTCACCTACGGGGCGAACGAGGCGACGGGCGCTCCGGACAACGCCACGACGCTCCGAGCCGCCTACGACCGGCAGATCCGGGCGAAGTACTCGGCTGACCAGCTCACGGCACTAGGCAAAAAGGGTCACGCTTTCCTTAATCCGGACGGTCACTACAGCTTCCCGATCGACGACCTCGAGGATCTGAAGGCCGCTCTCCACGCCGTAGGCCGGGCCGGTGCCGACCACGACAAGATCCGCAAGTACATCGCGGGCCGGGCGAAGGCGATGGGTCAGAGCGCCCTTATCCCGGCCAACTGGAACAGCGACGGCAGTTTGCAGGGCGCCAACGCCGCCGGCCGCTTGGGCTCGAGCAGGGCGACTCCGCTGCCCAAGGTCGCCTCGCCAATGGTCCTCCACTGCAACTGCTGCCCACCTTGCGCCCCGGCGAGCTGCGACGGGTCCTGTTGCGATGCCTGCCCGATCGGGGACGTGTACCTGCCGAACGCCGACGTTGCGAGCTCATCGCTCGACGATCCCTCCAACGAATTCTTGGGGCAGCTCAACGATTTGACGGTTCGATTGGCCATTCTCCGGTTGAAGGGTCGCACCTTCGAGCCCGTCCCGCTCTTCGAAGAGAGGAAACCATGACCGACACCTTGACCCGTGCCGCCGCTCCTGTCCGCGCCGGGCACGAGTTCGTCTACCGGCAGGACTCGCCCTTCTCTTACTTGCAGGACAGGTGGCGCGCCGAGCGCGACTCTGCCGCCGCCGCCCGGCTGAAGCGCCATGGGGAGGAGATGGACCGCCTCCGCACCGCCGAGATCGCCCGGGCAAAGCGCGCCGCCGACAGCGGCTTCGAGTACCGGTTCAACCCCGGCCTCGTGACCGGCCAGGGCGGGGAGCTGGTGCCGCCCGCGTGGCTGATCGAGTACTTCGCCACCTACCCGCGCCCGGCCCGCGTGCTCGCGAACCTGGCTGTGCGCTTTCCGCTCCCGGCCGGGTGTCAGTCCGTCAACGTGCCCAGGCTCACCACCGGGACCATCAACCAGGTCGTGTCGCCGAACGTGGCCGATGCCGACGTCGACGTCCTCACCGCCGCCTCGAGCTCTCAGGTCGTGACCCTCTCGGGGCAGGCCGACGTCGCCTTGCAGCTCCTCGAGCTCAGCCCGGCCGGGGCGCATTTGGACGTGTGCTTCTTCAAGGACATGGTCGAGGCCTACGACTTCGACCTCGAGTCCCAGCTCCTGAACGGCCTCGGCCCCGCGACCGTCGGCCCCTTTAACCAGCTGCTCGGGATCTTGAACGTCAGCGGCATCAACTCGGTCACCTACACCGCCGCCAGCCCGACCGGCAGCGGCATGTTCCCCGCCTTCGGCAACGCGGCCGCCAAGATCGGCGACAACCGCGGCCTTAGCCCTGAGGTGTGGCTGATGCGCACCGCCCGCTGGGCGTGGCTCATGACGTCCGAGGACACGGCGCTGCGCCCCTTCGAGATGCCCACGCTCAACGGCACGACGCCGGAGTGCCCGGGATCCCTCCTCGGCTGGCCGTGCTGGATGGACAACTCGATCCCCGCCACCTTCGGCGCCGGAGCGAATCAGGACGTCGTGATCGCCTGCCGCCCCTCCGACGTCCTCCTTTTCGAGGCCGAGCCGGTCGCCTCGGCGTTCGTCGAGGTGCTCTCGGGCTCTCTCGGGGCGCGGCTCGTGTATCGGAACTACGCGGCGGCCCTGACCGGTCGCTTTCCGAGCTCCATTTCCACGATCGGTGGCACGGGCACGGTGGTGCAAAGTGGCGAGTAGAGCGAGCCAACAGGTGACAGCCGAAGTTAGCCACGCGGCCCAGGCGGCCGCCGAGCCCACCATCGAGGAGCGTCTCGCGCTGGCCGAGGAGCGCTTGGCCGAGCACGACCGCCTCATCGCCGACTTGCTGGTCTGTGCGACCGACGGTCAGCCGTCGGTCATCCTCCGGTCGCTCGGTGCCAGCCAAGCCGGCGCCCGACTCCTCGAGCACTACCGGAAGATCCGGGGCAACGTCAACAGCTACCCGGACGCACACTGAGAGGAGCTAACTCGAAATGGCAGCATCCGTAACTCTCGTCACCGCGACAGGCACCGCGGGTCTGCTCGCGACCGTCGTGCCCGGGAGCCGCTTCACCTTCCAGAATCAGGGGAGCAACAACGCCTGGATCGGCGTCGGTAGCGGTGTGACCGCTTCCAACGGGCTCCTGATGGTCCCGAACGCCACCTTGTCCGATGTCGAGTGCCTAGACGGCCCAGGCGATGCCTGGTACGTGATCTCGACGTCGGGCACCACAATGGCCGTCATTCAGGGAGCCTGA